TCTATTAATAAAATCTAAAGGATTTTTTGCTTCACCAGATGTACCAGGTAAACTTTCCCAATACTCTTTATGTGCTTTGTGTTCTGCTGGCATGCCTAAACTTAGCATTCTACAAATAGCACCTAATGTTAATGAAAATTGACTATCAGAATTTTTACTAATTAGTTTACTATGCTCTTTCCATTGGTCACTGTGATTTACCCAGGCAATAACCCATTTTTTACTGTCAGCACTCTTAGATTCCATTCTATAATAATTTAACGCAGAATGCTTATAGGCATTAAAATACTCGCCAGACCAAGAGTCTGCTTCTTCCCATTTAGGTTCGTACTGTTTACCAGTTCTGTCTGTGACGATTTTTACTCCGCCTTTTTTCTTGGATACTTTAATTGCCATTTTATTTCCTAATAATTCAATAGTCATTTAACATATTATAGTTGACGTATACAATACTGTCAACCATTTAATAATGTACCAAATGTAATCATTTGTTCATAATTAACTATTTCTTCGTTGATTCTAGTTACTATTTCTTTATGTTTCTTTGTCTGTTGTTGTTTACGTCTGCATTCTACTTCTTCAATACTTAGTTCAGTTACCATTGTTTCAAGATTTTTCACAATCTTTTTCATATCTTTCTGATGTTCTCCAGTACCTTCTGCTAACTTAATAAGTTTGGGATATACTGTTTGCCAGTCTAAACTAGTTTCTATTTGCATAATACTAATTATAACATTCAATTACCTAGAGTGTCAATAACGATAAATACTATGATAATATAACGGATAACACTAATGCCACGATTAAGCCTTTGGCGCCCAAATCACGGAAATGACTACAAATTTTTTGACCGTAGAATGTCAGAAATGTTTACCATTGGCGGTACAGACATTAATGTTCACAAATATCTTGGTCCTATTGATCAAGGCACATCAACAGATGCTACACAACCTAAGTATCTAAACCAAAGTGAAAAGAACATTCAAGACTTATTGTTCTTGGAAAATAGAGATCGCAAGTATGATGACAGTGTTTATCAAATGCGTGGTATATATCGTATCAATGACAACGATTTTGATCTAACACAGTTTGGTTTATTCTTAACCAGTGATACTCTGTTTATTGTTTTACACATGAATGACATGGTAGAAACATTGGGTCGTAAAGTTATGGTAGGTGATGTTATTGAGTTACCACATCTTAAAGACTTTTATCCGTTAGATCCTGATGATATTGTACCAGCCGCACTTAAACGGTACTATGTAGTTCAAGATGCTACCAGAGCCGCAGAAGGATTTGCTCCAACTTGGTATGGGCACTTATGGCGTATTAAAGTACAACCATTGGTTGACTCACAAGAATACAAAGATATACTTGATAACATCAAAGCAGGCGAAAACACTAACAGTACACTAGGTGAACTGCTTAGTACATTTGACAAATATCAAGATATTAACGAAAAAGTCATTGAACAAGCAGAAAATGATGTTCCTGAATCAGGCTATGACACTACCAGTATTTGGGTACAACCTGAATTAGACACAGGGTATCCTGGACACATTAATAATGTAGATGCCAGTGACAGTGATGGATCTCCAGATGCTAGTGACAATGATGGGTCTCCAGATGCTAGTGATACAATTACATCACCAAGTCTTAAAGTATCAGGATACTTGACAGGTGATGCTCTTCCTCCAAATGGTTTTGCTGTACAAACAGGATTGAGTTTCCCAAGTACACCACAACCAGGAGCATATTTCTTAAGATTAGATTACCTACCAAACAGACTATTTAGATTTGATGGTAAACGCTGGACAAAAGTTGAGGATGATGTGAGAACTTCATTGACACCAGGTAGTACTAACGAAACACAACGCAGTAGTTTTGTTAACAATACAGAAAAATACATGTCAGGACGTATTGGTTATGATGCTATTAGAGCCGCACAACCATATGTTGTTCCAGGCAATACTATAACAACATCATTTAGTATGAGTAGTAAGTTAATTGAAACTTCAATTGCTTATGTTAGTACAAATGGTGTAAGAACACAGTTAAACGGCTTTAAAGTTGACAATACTATGAGTAACAGCAGTGGTAATACTGCGATTACTATCACAAGTAATGTAAGTATTGTCAGTGGTGATGTAGTAGAATATGCAATATTTGAAAATACAGATCCAGAACGTGTAGGATTAAGTCAAGCATTGAAACCAACGGCAGATTAATATGGCACAACAGTTTTTCTATGATGGACAGATAAGACGATTTATTGTACAGTTTATTCGTATGATAAGTAACTTTCAAGTTGAGTTTGGTAAAGACCGTACAGGTAATACTACTCTACAACAGGTTCCTGTATTCTACGGTGACAGTAGTCGTATGGTTGCTAACATTCTACGTAATAATAGTGAAAGTGCTATGCAAAGTGTGCCTGCAATGGCTGTCTATGTCAGTGCTTTAAACTATGATAGAGAGCGTGTGCAAGAACCTAACTTTATAGGTAAAATGCACATCAGACAAAAATACTACAACGAAGATACCGAAAGTTATGAAAATAGACAGGGTGATGCGTTTACTGTTGAACGTCATATGCCTGTACCATATAGACTAGAACTTAAAGTAGATATATGGACATCAAACACAGAACAAAAATTACAGTTAATTGAACAAATAGGTACTCTGTTTAACCCTGCATTAGAAATACAATCAACAGACAACTACATTGATTGGTCTAGTTTAAGTGCAGTATTCTTAACAGGTGTTAACTGGTCATCACGTTCAGTACCAATTGGCACAGAAAACCCAATTGATGTTGCTACCTTAACATTTGATTTACCAATTTGGATATCATCTCCAGCAAAAGTTAAAAAACTTGGTGTTATTCACAAAATTGTATCAAGCATCTATGATGGCACAGGTGATCTAGATCTATCAATAGCGGACGGTACTAAACTTATAGGTCAAAGACAATACTTTACACCAATGGACTATGGTGTTACTCTGTTAGGTAATCAACTACAATTATTACGTGTAGAAGAGTTTGTAGACCCAAGAGATCCAACAGCCTTACCACAGACCAAAGTAGGTGGAAAAGAAAATTGGAAAGATCTGATCAACGTATATGGTGAATTAACTAATGGATTTAGTCAGATTAGGTTAGAAATGGACGACGGCAATGAAGTAGTGGGTACTGTGGCATATCACCCAAGCGACCCATATATAATGTTGTTTACTGCTGATGTAGACACACTGCCAGTAAACACTATACCTTCTGTAAATTCTATTATAGATCCAACTGCGGCTACTACACCAGATAAAGTAGCGGCCAAAACCACAGGCACAAGATTCTTATTGTTAAACGCAATTGGTGATTTTGATAATGCTACTGGATATGGTCCTGAAGTATGGCAAGGCACTGGTGGTGAAAATATTGTAGCCAATGCCTATGATATCATTGAGTGGGATGGTTCTGCATGGGTAGTTACATTTGACAGTGAACAAGAAAAGAGTGTACAATATACTACTAATCTAACAACTGGAGTTCAATATAAGTGGACAGGAAGTCAATGGGTCAAGAGTTACGAAGGAGAGTACAAGAACGGCGTATGGACACTGGTCCTTTAGTCAACGTTGGTGCTTTTATCTACTGCACAGAAACCAAAAGATATCTATTTGTTCTAAGAAATTCACACAAATTTGAAGGTAGTTGGGGTTTGCCTGGCGGCAAAGTAGAACATAATGAATCAATCACCGAAAGCCTTATGCGTGAAATTCAAGAAGAACTAGGTGGTACTATACATGATGCTAGACTAATTCCTGTGGAAAAGTTTACCAGCGAGAACGGTAACTTTGTATACCATACATTTATAACACCAGTTGATACAGAATTTGTTCCTGAACTAAACAATGAACATCGCGGATACTGCTGGGTTAAACTAGAAGATCATCCTAAGCCATTGCACCCAGGTGTTTATCGCACAATTAAATTTGATGCAATCGCACAAAAAATTAAAACTCTAGAAGCGGTTTTATAGTCAAAATAAAAGCACCCGGAGGTGCTTTTATCTTTTTAATCTTAAAAATTATAGATCGTTATTTAAAATAAAATCTCTAACTTTGATTTGACTAAAGTTTGGTAATGCGTTCCAACTAGGATGTACATTATAATTACCAGTACTGGTTACCCAGAAAAATTCTACATTGTCATATGCTGTCATAACTTGTGCTTTGTCACGAGCCCATTGGTTAGAATCAATTACTTGGTCTTTGGTTCTATGAACACCTTCGTATCCATTTGTGCCTGCATAGACATTATAATTGTAACCTGATTTGTCGTGACCTTCCATACCTACCATATAGACTTTTCTGTGTCCATCAAAACATGCAGTTCTTAATGCAATAGTTCCTGCATCTGAATAAAGGTTATGTGGAATAAGATAAAACTTATTCGGATGAGCCTTCATACACTGATGGTCTGTATAAACAACATGAGATTCTCTATATGGATGTGTCGCAAGTTCTTTACATATTACTGGTGATGTAACGATTAAGAAATCTGGATTTAAATCTCTGTATGCCGCATTACAAGCATAAGTCTGTAATGTGTCAGCACCCAATAGGCCACTGTGGTGGCCTATGAGTTTTGTAAGATCTATATCGTTTCTAGATAACCCGTTACCTATAACAACTGCCTTATTGGAAATCTGATTGTTAGTCACTTGGTTAGAAACAGTCTCTGACGTAAACGTCCATTTCTGCCCTACAAGTGCTCCTTCCACAACTACGTCTTCTTCAACGTAGTTGCTTCTGTATAGTTTTTCTACTGCTAACATTATCGTTTCCTTATAAGTTGGTTATTATGCTCTAATGTAAGTTGGTTGGAACTTAACTGTTGTACTTGCTTCACCAGCAGTGGCCTGTAATAATACATTGCCACCACTAATTGTTGCAGAGTATGTCCAACTGTCAGCACCTGTCGCTGTTACACCATACACAGTTAATGTCGCTGTTGTGCCATCGTGTACTACGATTGCTTCAGCGGCTTCCCATTCATCACCAGCGGCATTTTCTGCCATTAAGACATATTTTGCCATTCTGTATGTTGATGTTGCAAATGAGTCAACTGTAGTTGCTGATGTACCAACTGTAACGCCTGTTTGGTCAACAACGATATCAACACCGTCACTAGGACTAACACTAATACTTGATGTGCCATCTGCTAACTGTGCAACAGTTGTTGTAGTTGTTAACTGACGTACTTCAATTACGTCACCAGTTGCTGGTGCTTCTGTGAATGTCAATGTAGTACCTGACACACCATAAGCAGATGTTGGCAACTGAACAATACCGTTAATACTTACAATACATGATGCTGTAGTTTGTGATGAACTTAAAGTAAATGCTGTTGTTGAATCATCACCATTGAATGATTCTGTAGCAATTACAGTAAATGAGCCTTGTGCTGACTGCCAATCAGTACCGTTATAGAACTCAATAATGTTAGTTGTTGAGTTATAACGTAACATACCAGCAACGCCTGTAGTAGGACGATCGCCAGTTGGGCCAACTGGTAACATCATAGAGGTATTAGTACCAATTTTAAGTGCTACCTCAGTTGTTGCTGTTGCTGTACCAATTAATACAGAGTCACTACCAGCGTCAACTACTAACAAGTTAGATTCTGTGTCACCTTCAACACGGAAGTTAACATCAGCACCTGCATCGTTAACAACAACTTCACCGTTTGATCCAGTAATGTTATCACCACTGATTGTTAAGTTACCTGCATCAACTTGTGTAGCATCAACGTTAACTACTGATAATGTATCAGTGCCTGCGTTGTATTCAAAGCCTGCTTCGTCTGTCAATGCACCACTTGCACCAGCGTATGTAACACGACCTGATGTTAAGTCACTAACTATTGCACTTGCTACAGTTAAATCAGTGCCATCAAATGTCATGTTTGCTGAGTCTGTTAACTGACCACTTGCACCTGCGTATGTAACACGAGTTGCTGTTAAGTCTGATGATAAAATACCACCACCAACACTTAGGTCTGATCCATCCCATGTTAGGTTAGCGTCATCTTCTAATGCACCACTTGTACCAGCAGTAACAATACGACCTGATGTTAAGTCACTAACTTTAGCACTTGCCACTGTTAGATCAGTACCATCAA